CTGTCTATCCTGAATACAATGACGATCTACATTCAAAAGATGAGCTGGAAATCATGGATCATGAGCCATTAATGATAGGAATTGATTTTGGTTTATATACTCCAGCGGCCGTAATTGCTCAAGCATGGGACGGACAGATTAGAATCCTCAAAGAATTTGTAACTCACGACCTCGGAATAAGAGAATTATTTGAGAGGTTCGTAGAACCGTACTTGCGAAAGCTCAACGAAAAGCGCCCCGAAGGGAGAAAGCTCCCATACACATTGATTCGTGATCCTGCAGGTAGGATAGCTGAAGTAGAGGATCTAATGAATTTGGGCTTTCGTTCTGAACCTGCACCAACTAATGATTTAAATCCTAGATTAGATGCTGTAAAATGGCACCTGGGAAGGATTGTCTCCGGAGTTCCGGCATTATTGCTGGATCGACAAGGATGTCCAACCTTAAGGGATGGATTCATTGGGGGATATAACTATAAACGAATTAGCACGCTTAGTAATGAAGACTTCAGACCTGAGCCAGACAAGAATTTCTATAGTCATTGTCATGACTGTGTTCAATATATAGCGTTATATAGTCGGGGGCTAGAAGGACGGATGGATGATGGATACGAAGAGTATGAAGTGTTTGACGAGACAACAAGAAATAAAGTAACTGGGTATTAATCCGCATAAAATATTCAAAAAGAGGTTATTTTCTTGACTTTTATTCAATTTGAGTGTATATTTTTACGTTCAAATCAATTATTTAAATATGGCTATAATAAAAAAAGGACAAATTCCTCAGGAACTCAGGCGTTATATAACGTTAGATAATATTGTTCCTGAATTAAAGCAACAAGAACTTAAAAAATTGGCATCTCGAGCATTGCGTGGCATAAAACACGATGAGGCCTCATCCTATGACTGGAATAAACGGATGGAGGATGCGATGAAGGTAGCTAAACAAATCCAAGAGGGGAAAAGCTGGCCATGGGAAAATGCGTCTAATGTAAAATATCCGCTTATTACTAATGCTTGTATTCAGGGTAACGCTAGGGTTAATCCGGAAATAATCCAAGACAATAAGGCTGTCAACGTTGCGGTAATGATTCCTGATCCAACAGGCGTGCACGAAGAACGGGCTACCAGGCTTTGTAATCACATGTCATATCAACTATTGGCACAGATGCCTAATTGGCGACGTGATACTGATAAGCTGACTATGATTTTGTGGATGATGGGGACGGTTTATAGGAAATCATATTATGATCCGATAGAAAAACGCCCTCAGGTAGATTTATGTTTGCCGTCTCAAATTATAATTAAGAATTCAATTTCCTCATTAAAAGAGGCCACAAGAATAACTCACGTATTGCATTTATCTACTAATCAACTACTAGAACGAATGAATGCGGGAATATATGAAAAATATTCTTTTGAGGATCTGGGCATAGAAGAAGACGGAGAACTAGAAATATCCTCAGACGATAATGTTAATAATAATAAAAAAATTATAGACGATGGTCTGCAAGAGGTTTACGAGCAAGAAATGTATGCTGATTTGGATAATGACTATTACGAAGAGCCGTATATTATAACCATTCACAAAGAATCTCAAAAGGTTTTGCGGCTGGTGGCTCGTTACGATGAAGAGAGTTTTGTTTTTGGGGATAAAGCACAGTTTGTTAAAATCAAACCAATTGAACACTACACGGATTATCATTTAATTCCGTCGCCAGATGGCGAGTTTTTATCGTTAGGGTTTGGGTGGTTATTATATCCAATTAACGCGACGATAAACTCTACCCTAAATCAATTAATAGATGCGGGAACTCTTGCTAATTTACAGTGTGGTATTCTAGGTAAAGACTCTAGAGATAAAAAACAAGAATGGAAATTTAAACCAGGTGAATTTAAATGGATGAATGTTCGAGCTGGATCTACATTGCAACAAAATGTAATGGCTTTGCCAATTAAAGAACCATCTTCTGTTTTATATAATTTATTGCAGTTTATGATTGAAACTGGCGAGAAGTTAGCATCAATTTCTGATGTGTTATTAGGAAGTGCACCGGGGGCAAATACTCCGGCAACCACCGTGATGGCGATGATCGAGCAAGGGATGAAAACTTATAGTTCAATTCTTCATAGGCTTTATGATTCATTTCAACAAGAATATGAAAAATTGTATCTAATAAACAAGAAATATCTAACTGAAGAAGAAGCATTTATGTCTGCCGTAGGAAGCGGGATTATTAGACGTGAAGATTATCAGCAATCTGAATATGGAGTATTTCCGGTTTTAGATCCAACGCTTTCTTCAGATGCAATGCGACTAGCAAGGGCACAAGCTCTTGAGTCGTTAAAAGAAGATCCGAACATAAATGCACGTGAAGTTACTGAGCGATTCTTAAAGGCATTAAAAGTTCCTAACATAGATAAGCTAATGATTCCAGAGCCTCCGCCGGATGCGCCTCCACCTATAGAAGAACAACAAGCCGAGGCAGAATTGGAATTGACTCATACTAATATACGAAAAGTTAATATGGAGATCGCTGATATCTTAATGACTGCTGAGGATCGAGTAGAAAAAACACAAATCGCAGAAACCAATGCTCAGATTCAAGCTGCAATAGGCGGAGCACAAGCAGCTAGCCAGAAGATAGCATCTATAAATCAAACTGCAATGACAGATGCGCAAGTAGGTGAAAAACAATATGCGATTGCTGAAAAACAAGTCTCTGCTCAACAACAAGGAATTAAAATTCCTCCTGTTGATTTAAGTGTTTATCAAGCACCTGTAGCAGAGATGCAACAGATAGCTGGTGTGCAACCACCGCAACAAGGAGCTCAATCTGGGCCCCCTGGTGCGCCGGGGGGACCTTCTCCAGCTTCTGGCGGGGGAGAGCCTCAAATACCTCCAGAATTAGGCGGAGCGGCTCCAGAACAACAAGAAACGCCAACGAGCGTAGGTGGAGCGCAAGCTCAAGGTGAAGCCCCTTTAGCTTCTCAATAACAGGATACATTTATGAAGAAAGCAGAATTTGTTGATTGGCTTGATAATTCAATCACTAAAAGAGTATTTGAGATTTTATGCCGCGAACGTGAAGAAATGCAGGATTATTTATTGCATGCACAACCTGATTATGAAAGCAAAGAGAATTGCTTAATGGCAGTTGGTAAACTAATTGGCTCAATTAATACGATTGATAAACTTTTAGACATAACATATGACGCTATTAGGCCTGATGATGAAGAGGACGAAAACAATGAGTGATATAGAAAATCTAAAAGCTGCTGGAGCTAAAATAATTGTAGAAATTGAAGCTGTTGAAGAAGAAACAGAAGGTGGCATTATTCTACCAGAAGATCACACCCGAAGAGAACAAGATACTATCTCAGAAGGAATCTTAATAGAGGTTGGGCCCGTGGCATTTTATGATATGGTGGTGGGTGATATTCCTCCCCCTCAAATAGGAAACAAAGTACTTTTTGTTAAATTTGCAGGACTAGAAATCAAACGTGATGAAAAATTCTATCGAATAATGAATGATGAAGATGTTTATGCATTTGAGGAACAATAATTATGACAAAAGAAACTGCACCAGCAGTAGATAGAGAAGCGGTAAAAAGTTCTTTGCCTACTCTAGAAGAAATGATGAGCGGAGATAATGCTCCGATCGTTACACCATCCCCAGAATTAAATGATATTGACCCACCTATAAAAGAAGAAAGCATTCCTGCTGAAGAACAAAGCGATCAGCAATCTCAGCAAAAAGAAGCCACTCCAGAAAAGATAGATTATGAAAAAGACGCACGCCTTGATGGATGGGCCCCTAAAGATGAATACAGAGGGGATCCTAAATTATGGGTAGATGCTAAAGAATGGGTTTCCAGAGCTCCGTTGCTGCATAAGATTAGTAGTCAAAGTAAAGAAATGAAAAATATGACGAAGACTAATACAGCAATGGTACAGATGTTAAAAAATCTAACGGATAGATTAGATAAAGAACAAGCAGCTGAAGTTTTAACTCAAAAAAGAGTAGCTATTGAGCAGGGAGATGTAGAGGCAGTTGAAAAATACGAAAAACAATATAATGAAATAATAAATCATTCAGAAGAAGTTACTACAAACTCATCTGCTCCTCCTGAAGTTGAGGATTTTATTCAACGAAATAAAGATTGGTTTAATGATAAACCAGAAAGCTTGGCTTTAACGGCATATGCCAAACAAATTGAAGCAGATTTAATGCATACAAGACCAGAATTAACCTTGGATCAGCGTCTTGTTGCTACTGAAAATATTATAAAAGAAGATTCTCGGTATCAGACTAGATTTTCTAATCAAAATAGAGATCGGGCTCAAATGGTGGAAAGTAAAACTGCCCCTCAACCTCGGGCCAGAGATAAAGTTACGTTTGCTGACTTACCCTCAGATGTTAAGCGAGTTTTACGTCTTCAAAAAGAAGCCGAACCTCGTTTAGATTTAGATACAATGGCACAAAGATTATTAGATACAGGAGCTGTAAAATATGAATGATATATCAGAAAACACTCAGAATGAAAAAGATACTCAGAGTGAAGATAATAAATTGACCTCTGAGGAAAAAAGAGTTAAAATCCAAGATGAAATTCAAAAACCTGCGTCAATAGCGGCGCATCCTCCAAAGAGCAAGCGCTCTTTTAAATTCAGTAGAAAACGTGACGGTAGAGTCGCATTTAAAAAAAGAAGAAAGTTAAGTTTTGAGAATAAAAAAGATGGTTTCTATTATCATTGGATGAATGAAGATGAGAACGATTTTCTACAATTGAAAAACGATGGTTATGCTTTTATAGATGATAAAAATAAAGAACCTAGGGATGCCGGTTCTCCTTCTGAAGATGGCTCGATCGTAAGGCGCTCCGTTGGAGGAGGTAAGTATGCATATCTTATGTGCACCCCTCAAGAGTGGAAAGATGAGTCTGATCGTGAAAAGCAAACGGAAAATGATAGAATTATGAAATCAATCGGAAAAGATGGGTTAGATTGTATCCCAGTTGGTCAAATGACTGGAGATGTAAAAATCACTGATACATCTGCCTCAGACTAATAATCTTGTAGCATTAGAGCTATTCTAAAATCCCAATTTAGCTGGGTACATTAAAAATATAAAATTATATATGGCTGGCGCTCGTGCGCTTATTTTTAATTTATTGGAGATTTTATAATGGCAAATCAAGATAGTGTTTTTGGTGCTAGAAGTGATGGACATTTAATGTCATCAAACTTCAACGGCCAAGTAGCATCTTATACTGTTCTTGCTACTGATGCTGTTGCAATGTTTGTTGGCGATTTTGTTAAGCTAACAGGCATAAGCGGTGTTGGGCAAGATGGTAAAAGTCGATCGGTAGTAACACAAGCTGCTGCAACTGATACTTTATGTGGTTTCGTAATTGGCTTTCAGCCTGATTCAGACAATCTAAATCGTATTTATCGTCCCGCAAGTACTTTACGTACTGTCTATGTGGTAAACGATCCATATGCCACGTTTGTAATTCAAGCACAAGGTACTTTAGCTGTGGAAAATATAGGCTTAAACGCCGATATTGTTGTTGGTACAGGTAGTACTGTTACTGGTTTATCTGGAATGGAAGTTGATTTATCAACTGTAAATACCACAAGTCAGCAACTTCGAATAATGGAGATATCTACCGCTGAAGATAATGAGTTTGGGGCAAATGCTAATGTTATTTGCATGATTAATGAACAAAGATTTAAAGGCACCGTTGGTGTTTAAAGGAGGGTATTAAAATGGCAGGTGTAATAAGTACAGGGTCTACCCCGAAACTACTGTGGCCGGGGCTGACTGATATATGGGGATTGTCTTATAACCAATATCCTCAAGAATGGAAAGATCTTTTCATAACTATGACTTCAAATAAAAGTTATGAAGAAGATGTTGGATTAACCGGGATGGGTTTGGCTGAAGTTAAGGCTGAAGGAGCTGCATTAAAGTATGACACAATGAAGCAAAGCTTTGTTACTCGTTATACTAATGTTGTTTATTCCAAAGGGTATATTATCACGGAAGAAGAAATTGACGATAATCTTTATCCTCAATTTGGCAGAGATAGAACGGAAAATGTTGCCTTCTCAATGGTTCAGACAAAAGAAAATATTGGTGCGAATATCTTTAATAGAGCATTTAATGCTGCTTTTCCTGGTGGTGATGGTGTAAGTCTGATTAATGCTTCTCATCCAACAGAAGGTGGGGTGTTAAGTAATACATTATCTGTTGCAGCTAACTTGTCTGAAGCAGCATTAGAAGATGCCTTGGTCGATATTTCTCAATTTAGAGATAGTCGAAACAATCATATAACTATAAAGGGTCGCTGTTTAGCAATTCCTTCACAGTTAATGTTTGAAGCAACTCGTATTTTGAAAAATCCACAACGTCCTGATACAGCTAATCGGGATATTAGTGCGATGTATCAAATGGGAGTTCTGCCGGAAGGTGTTAAGGTAAATCATTATTTCACTGATACAAATGCTTGGTTCATTTTGACGAATTGTCCAAAAGGACTTAAGCATTTTCAACGTAAGGCACCTAGTTTTGCGCAGGATAATGATTTTTCTACTAAAAATGCATTGTTCTCTGGTTCTGAACGCTATTCATTTGGCTGGACAGATTGGAGAGGGGCATACGGTAGCCCTGGAATTTAATATGGTTAAAGCCCCGTTCGCGGGGCTTGTTCCATGTGAAATAATTTTTTGAACTAATTAAAATCCCGAAAGGGCCATAAGTGGTTAAATAGGAGAAATAAAATGACTATATCGAGATATCCAAAAGGGTTTGCAGGTGGAGTTACAGTGCGTGAAATTCCATTTGTTACGACTCAAAACGCGTTTGGTAATGTTTTTCATGTTGATTCAGTAAAGGGTGCAGACCAAGGGTCTGGCGCGTTCAACAAGCCATTCGCAACAATTGATTATGCCGTTGGTAGATGTACTGCCGATCAAGGTGATTTAATTATTATAGCAGCGGGTCATACTGAAAGTTTGATTGCTGCAGCTGGTTTAGCTCTAGATGTTGCCGGAATTACTCTTGTATTCATGGGGGATGGTGCTAATAAAGCAACTATAGACTTTGGAACTGATGTTGGGGCGAGTTTAGATGTTACAGCCGATAATGTAACATTAGTCGCACCACGATTTTCAGCAAGTATAGACGCCTTAACGGGGCCAATTAGTTTGGGGGCAGCCAACTTTAAGATACTTCAGGCTGAATATTGTGATGGAACATCTATTGATACTACTGATTGTATTATAACCGATGCAAATTGTACTGGTTTAAAGATACATGGTTGGAAATATACTCCAGGTGATGAAGGTGGTACTCAAAAACAATCAAATATCCAATTAAACGGCGTTGATAATGCTGAATTAATAGATATTGATATAACTGGAGATTTTGCAACAGGAAATATCGAAAACGTTACTGATGAAGTGCTAAATATTCGATTAGAAAACATTAAAATCAATAATACAAACTCTGGTCCTATTCCGGGCATTGTTTTAGATGCTGCTGCTAGTGGATGGGCTAAGAATGTTGATGTCCGTGTTGCTTCTGGAACTACTTATATAAGTTCAGCAGCAGACTTAAACTGGGACAAGCAATGTTTGGGATATAACACTGATGGTAATGGTGGTACAGATATCGCAACGTTCTCATAAGTGAGGTAAATCATGGCTAATGAAATAACAACTCAAGTTATATTGGATGGTAGATATCAAACCGTTACAAAGATCACTATTGAGGGTGATGGTACCGGTGAAGAAACTGCCACCGTTATTTGGGATGCATCTGCTTATACTCCAGTTCCAGTTAATAATAAGCTTCGTAAGATTATATATCTGCAAAATGGGTTTAGTAGCACTCTGTATTGGGACGCTACAGCCAATGTGATGATTATGGAGTTAGATGATAGTTTGCAAGAGGAAATTGATTTTTCAGGGGGAGAGGGCAGATATGCTGGTCTCCCCAATAATGCTGGAACAGGAAAAACTAACGATATCTTAATAACAACTGTAGGGCTTGGTGCTGGTGATAAAGGATACATTATTCTTTATGTTGATAAATCTGATATTGATAACCCGAGGTAGGAGATTTAAATAATGGCTAAATCAAAGAAAAGTAATGGAAGAATGGGCGCTTTAAAGCGTGCTAATGCAATAGATAAAGCAAGTTATGTAAAAAAGAAAGTACGGCGTAAAAATAAATAATATGAGGAGATATGGGCAAAAGAGATTTTTACAAAAAAGGCGATTACAACGTAATTTGTGATCGATGTGGCTTTAAATATAAAGCATCAGAATGCCAATTGGAATGGGATAATCTCTTTGTCTGTAAAGAAAAATGCTGGGAAATGCGCCAACCTCAAGATTTCGTGCGCGGTCGAAAAGATGATCAAACAGTTCCTATCGCTCGTGTGCGTGGTGAACCTCAATTTGAAACAGTTTCTATAACTCCAGAGGATCTATAATGACAACTTCAGGATCTACTGATTTTACCTCAACCACTAATAACATAATAAAAGATGCATTTTCAAAGATAAATGTGGTTGGAGTTGATGAAAACCCTTCAGCTGAAGATAATAGTTTCGCTTATCGAGAATTAAATCGCATGGTGAAAAGATGGCAGACACCAGATAATCATTTATGGAAGAAAAAGACTGGAACGATATTCTTACAAAAAGATCAGAGCGAATATAATCTATCTGCAACAGGTAATCATGCTGCAATAGATTATGTGAAAACTACTTTAAGTGCTGATGAAGCTATTGGACAAACGAATCTTTCTGTTACTTCATCTGCTGGTATGACAGCTGCTGATTACATCGGCATAGAGACAGATGATAATAATCTTTTTTGGTCTACTATTGCGTCTGTACCTGATAGTACCAGCGTTATTATAAATGATGCTTTAACTACTGCAGCAAGTTCTGGTTTAAGAGTTTATTCTTATACTACCAGAATTAGCGAGCCATATTTTGTATATTCTGCAGTTAGAGAGGATAGAAATGAAATAGATATCCCTGTTGATTCATTAAGTTATGAAGAATACTTCCAACAACCTAATAAGACTCAATCAGGAACTCCAACTCTATATGAATATGATAGACAATTAGGTGTAGGTGTTATTCGAGTATGGTTAGTACCTGAAGATGTAGAATGGCTCTTAAAAATAACTTATTCAGAGAAAATAGAGGACTTTGATGCAAATTCCAATACTCCTGATTTTCCGCAGGAATGGGAAGATGCAATAGTTTTAAATTTAGCCGTTAAATTGGCTCCCACATATGGGAAAGGCAATGGCCAAAACTTCGCAGCTTTGCTGCAAGAGGCAAATCAAGCATTAACAGATGCATTAGGTAGCGATACTGAGCAAAGCTCAATGTTCTTACAACCTGACTTCAGAGGAGGGTTGAATTAATGCCCAGAGTCTCTATACCATTCGTCGGAACATCATACAATATGCCAGCTATTCAGCTGGATAGTCAGAATTGTATCAATTGGTATTTAGTAGGAGATCCTGAAGGTAAAGAATCTATGGCGTTATTTCCTCGTCCTGGCTTAGTTGAGTGGTCAAGTGGTATTGCAGATGAGGAAGTAAGAGGATTATTTACTTTAAATAGTGTTTTATATGCTGTAGTAGGCGAATCTTTTCGGACCTATGATGATAATGGTGGCTACAATGAGAAAGGAACAATAAAGACTCGTACTGGAAATGTAAGAATGGTTGCCAATGACTCTCAGGTCTTTGTCACAGATGGGAGAGATGGATATGTTTATCAAATAATTGACTCTAATAACAGGAAAAAAGATGATTTTTTCCGTGTAGATAATGCTTCTTCGGTAATTGGCACTCCAACTTTCTTTGGATCAGGTGCTTTAGATGATATGGATACTAGTGGCGTATATACAGGAACGACAAATAAAAAATATCGCGTAGAGATAGATTCAACTGGAACAGGGGCTAATCCAGATACATTTAGATGGTCTGATACGGATGGAGAAAGCTGGAATGCTACAACTATTCAAATAACAGGTGGTGATCAGACGTTAAATGACGGAGTAGTTATTACTTTTCAACATATTAATGGACATACTCAGAATGATTATTGGACGTTTGATACCAGTACGGATTCAGCTTTTTATGTACCTATTATTCCGGCGTATCAAGATGGATATGGCATTTATGCTAAACAAGTTTCAACCAGATGGTATCTTTCTAAAGAAGATGATTTTGCCGAAGTAAATGCATTAGATTATGCATCTGCTGGATCTTTTCCTGATGATGTTGTCGCTATTATATCAGCACAAGAGGAATTATGGATTTTATGCAGGATTACTAGTGAAATTTGGTATAACACTGGCGCTCAAGACTTTCCTTTTCAGAGAAGAGCAAATTTAGTAATGAATTATGGATGTGCTGCGCCTTATTCTTTAGCAATTGGTCATAATAACATCTTGTTTTGGCTTGCTAGAAATCGAGATGGTGGCTTTATTATTGTTGATGTGGTTGGCTACAAGATTAGTATTATTTCTACAGAAGCTATGCATAATGAAATACGTTCATATTCTAAAGTAGATGATGCGATAGGATGGGTTACTCAATGGGACGGCCATATTTTCTATATTATTACTTTTCCTACAGCAGATCGCACACTGGCTTATGATTTAATCACTAAAACCTGGTCCGAATGGAGATCTAGACGTCTTAATACTCAACCATCCGATAATGAATACATAAATGGTCGTTGGATTGCGAATAATTATGTATTTTTTAATGGAAAATATCTTGTTGGTGACTATAGCTCAGGGAAAATCTATGAATTATCTTCAGAAGATTATACAGATGATGGCGCCATGATTATTTGTGAGCGCACTATGCGAGTATTAGCAGATAAATTAAATAGAATCTCTATTTATTCATTAGAAATAGATTTTGAAAGAGGACGTGGACTAACAACTGGTCAAGGATCAGAACCAAAAGTGATGCTGCAGGTATCAAAAGATGGTGGAGTCACATATGGAAACGAACTTTGGCGCACAATTAGCAAGATAGGCAAATATAAAGGACGAGCCAAATGGAACAGATTAGGAACTTCAAGGGCTTATGTATTTAGAATAAGAATGACTGATCCTACTTATAGGGTAATTCTGGGTGCGACTATAGATATAGAGGATTTAGGATCATGACAGCACCAACTACAAGCCAGAACATATTACAACCACCTAGGCCTGAATGGTTTGATGGTGATCATAGCAGCGAGATGTTTAAGTTCTTTTATGAGATATGGACAAGAAATGGTGGATTAACACATTCAAGTCCTAATTTATCCGGGTTGAAAGCCTCGGTTGATGAACTTAATACACTTGCGGGTATAGATGTTGGAAGCAGTATGCAAGAGCATCTGGATTCAAAGGTAGATATATGATGATTAAATTATTGAAACAGGAGAAATATTATGGCCCTTTTTGATGGTGGTGCTGAAGCAGCCAATAAAGAATATCAGAAATATATGCAGCAGGCATTAGATGAAATGAGACAATCTGAAACTCAAGGTCGTGGCGATATTTCTGGTTATAGTCAACAAGCCATAGGTTATGGCGAGCCTTACAGGCAAGCTGGAAAACAAGCTTTAGGTGCTTATGAAGGTAGTTTAGGATTGACAGGTGGAAAGGGTCAGCAGGGAGCTATGGATCGCTTTAAAGCAAGCCCAGGATATCAATATGCAGTCAATCAAGCTATGCAAGGAGCACGAAGAACTGCATCAGCCAGTGGTTTAGGTGGCTCTGGAGCAGAACAAGCAGAGTTACAAAGGCGTGCTGAGGGACTTGCCTCCCAAGAATATGGGCAATATCAAAATAGATTGTCAAGCTTAGCCGGTTCAGGCCAGCAGGCGGCAGGTCAAGCAGCACAAATTGCTTATGGGACAGGTGGAAATTTAGCGAATTTAGGCCAAGGATATGCGGGACAAGAGGCCGGATTGTACGGTCAAATGGGTCAATCTGCATCTGAAGCAAAAATGGCTGAGAGTGCAGGATTAAGTAAGACCATAGGAACTTTAGGTGGAGCAGCTGCAGGTTGGGCAATAGGTGGCCCTGCTGGTATGTGGAAAGGTGCTGCAGCAGGCAGTAAATTTTAAATTTAATAGGAGAGGTTTATGGCGGTACCAAATTATTTAGGTTTTGCACAACAACCAGGAGCGTTGCAAACAGCAATTGGAACAATGGGTACGGTGCAGCAGCAACGTGCTCAACGACAGACGATGCAGCAACAAGCTGCTTTAGCTCCTGTAAAATTACAGCAAGCACAAGAAACAGTTAGAGAGCAGCCACTAGCTTTTGCGCAACAGCAAAAAGGACAAGAATTAAGCCACAACATGCTTGCTCATCAAATAGCAGTTGAAAAAATAACTGAAGATCAGGCAAAACAGAAATATATGCATCTTGCTTTGACAGATCTTGCTTATTTGAAAGGCCCAGAAAGAAATGCCCAATATCAACAACTTGTACAACGTGGACGTAAATTAGGGTTTCAGGAAGGGGAATTGCCCGATAAACTCACTCCTGGAGTAGAGCAAATGATAAATCAGTTTGCTCAAAATTCACCAACAGCAAAAAATGAAAGAGCTTTTCAGCAGAAGTTAATTTTAGCTAAATTAGCTGGTAAATATAAAATTGGTGCAGAATTAGCAAAGACAGGAGCAACCCAACCTCCTCCTGGAAGTCAATTAGTTGGTGGTGGAACATCTTATATTGTTGGAGGTCAACAACCTCCTCCTGGACAACAGCCTCAGCTAGGAGGCCAATCTCAGCAGGGACAACAACCTCAAGCTGGACAACAACCTCAGCCGGGACAACAGCCTCAGCGAGAAACACCTATTAAGATTATTCCTACGCCAGTAGCTCAAACAGCGTATGCTAAACAACAAGCTCAAGATTTTTCAAAAGCTCAAACTACGGCTTCTAACAATATAAATACTATTCAATCAGGGATTCAAGATATTGATACATTTATGTCTGCAGCCGCAAAGATTCCAACTGGGACTGGTCCTTTTGCTGGTCATTTGGCATGGTCGAGTCCAGAAGGACAATTAGCTATAAAGTCACAAAATAGATTAGCCTTAAATTTATTAGCTACTCAAAAATTTGGACGAGTAACAAATAAAGAAATGGGTATTGTTCAACAAGGAACGTTAAATACTAAGATGAATCCTCAAGCATGGCACACGCTTGGACCTCAGTTGAAAATAATAGCTCAAAGAAATATAGCTTATTCTAACTTTTTAAATGATGCAGCTAATCTGGGAATAAGAAGTCTTCCGCAAGCAACTAAAATATGGAATAAATTCGTAAATGAAAAGCCAATAATAAATGCTGATGAGACTGTAAATAGAGAAAACGCTGGAAATTATCAGAAATATTTGTCTCCAAAAGCATTAAGAGGAGAATTAGAGTCGAGTGTCTTCGTTCCAAAAGGATTTAAATATCCAGGAGAATAAATTATGCCAAACGGAACTACAGATCCTTATATGCAACAAGGACAAGCTATTGGAGAAAGACAGCGACAGCTAGCTGCGCCTTATTTTGCGCAATCACAACCTGCATCACAACCTGCGCCCGTTGATCAAAAAAAACATCAATGGATGTCGCAAGCTGCTCAATTAAATCCAACTGCAGATTATCAAACATTAGGTCATATCTATGATCAAAAAGTTATGCCTGCACAAATGGCTGGTCGTGATCCATGGGAATCTGAAAAAAAAGCTCAAGAACGAGAAGAAAAAGAAGGTTATCAACAAATAAAAAATAATTTAACTCCAGCTGATACAGGTTTAGCTAAATCAGGATTATTAGGACTGGAAAGAGGCTTTAAAGATATTGGCCAAGGGATAATGGAAGGAACATATCAATTACGAGAAAATCCCACGGCACGAAAAGTAGCTTCTGCTTTAAGTGAGTTTCCAGGAATGGAGCCATTAAAATTATTAGATGCTCCAGTTCCTGAAGGTACTACAGCGGCATATAGGGATCATGTAAATAAGCAAATTGATGATTATGACGAGCAAACAAAAAATCATCCAATAGCTGCAGGTGGCGCAAGACTTGTAGGCAGTCTGATAGCTAGTTTGCCCACTGGAGATATAGGAGAGGGGGTAAATATATTAAAGAGCACATTAACATCAAAGTTATTACAATCAGGAGCTCAAGGAGCAACTATTAGCGGTCTTCAATATGATCCTACTGGTGAAGGGAGAGCTTATAATTCAATCATAGGTGGAGTATTGGGAGCAGCAATGGGTGGTACTTTTCATGCCTTCACATCAATGTATAAATGGTTAAAAGGTGCTCCAGCTTTAATTGATGATCCTGCGGTTTTAAATGAAGCGGCTAATGAAGTGAAAAAATCTAAAGCATTAGGTTTGGATCAATTAACAGCAGGAGCAGCAACAAAAATACCTAGCATTCAGAATGTTGAATCTCAAATGCTTAAGGCAGAAGGACCCGGTGCTGATTTATTTAGGCAAGCGCATGAGAAATTATCAAATCAGATATATGACGCAGGTCAAAACATGATAAAAGCAGTTGGTGGTAAACCGATAGTAGATAATATTGCAGGAGAAGAAGCTTTAAAAGAAGCTGGAGGAAAAGCTCAAACAGCTATAAATGATCTTAGAGGAAACGTAGGAAGCGCAATATCAAATATGTACGAGACTGCCGGCAAAGCTCCGGGGTGGGCAACACAAGTGGATAGATCTGGAATTTTAGATGCTCATAATGATGTCATGAATGATTTCATAGATATGAAATTTAGTCCTTCTACAACAAAGCAAATAGAAGACATGGGCGAGACAGTTAAGAATGGTGATTATAAAAATGCTTTTTCAGTAAAAGATGCTAATGAATTAATTAAAAAATTAAATAAAACTTATAGCGTTACTACTCAAAAAGACTATAAAGCTGCAATAAGCATTTTAAAATCTAATATTTTTGATTCATTAGATAAGTTAGCTGATGATAAAAACAATCCATCTGCTTCCTTATTCAATATGGCTAGACAAATTAGACGCGAAATGGGAAATGTTTATGATGATGGGAATATAGTAAGCACTATTCGAAAAATGCGAGGGAAATCTTCTAATTATATAAAACCCGAAGAAGTATCACAGAAGATATTTGGTGCACGTACTAAGATAAGTGATTTAAATGATATAGAGAAATCTTTAACTTATATTCCACCTGTAGACAAATGGATGTCTGAAGCAAAAAGATTAAATTCTAAAATTGATAACACTCAATTACAGCAAGTATATGAAAACGACATAGTGCCTCAAGCTACTAAAGGTAGAGAACTTTGGAATGATATCAAGTCCGCCAAATTAAATGACATTATGAACAAAGCAACTATCTGGAATAATGGAACTCCCCAATTAAATTATCAAAGATTAGTTGGACAATGGAAACAAGTAGGCAAGCCAGGGATGGGGAAACTATTAGGAACTCCAGAATTAGCTAGTAAATTTGAGGATCTCATAAATGTTATGGATCGTTTCCAAAATAAACCTAGGACAATGCCTAATATAGAAAGAGCTGGAAATTCACTTAAGAGATTAGTGCAATCAATTTTTGTAACGATGGGGGCTAAAGAAGATGGCGGAGGATTAAGTGCTATTTCTTATCATATTCCCGTGCTAGGTAATATGTTAAAGCATATTGCTGATGAAAGCTGGGTTAAAAGCAATTTATCTCTAGGTAGACAGACAGAGTCAGATTACAGCCTTCTTATAAAGAAAGAACCGCAAGTAGCTCACAATATTACAAGCAGGCTTGCTAATTTAGCGGCCACGCAGCCACAAGGTGGTGCAGCATATTCAAATAATCAAGCGGGAGGACAATAATCATGGCAACAATGTTTCAAATAATACAGTTTTTAGATGGGAATGGTGATCCATATGATTCAGCAGCGGTTTACTGGGAGGAAGCAGGGACTTCTACACCTAAAGATACTTGGGTA